GATCTGGCAGCGATCATAACGGAAGCGCCTTTGCCGAGGTCAAGATCCGAGCCGGCCCTGCAGGCGGCTTATGGTCGAGTTCATTATCGTCACGAAGCCTAGGATATCGCCATGCAACTGCGCATCACACGTCCGGCGGTCGTCGCCGATGGCGGTACCACGCGCCAGTTCATGCCGGGGCTCACGGTCACCGTGGCCGACACCACTGCGGCGCGGTTGCTCCGGCTGCAGGCTGCCGTCGTGGTCGATGCCGGAGACGCCGACACCCCGGTCGAACCCGAAGCCCCGCGCCGTCGTCGGAGGGCCGGCGATGCCGGTTGAGGTCTCCGTCGCGCACACGCTGGACCGAGCGGTCGCGGCGCTGTCCGATCTGGAGCGTCGGCAGGTGCCGTTCGCCACGGCCCGGACGCTGACCTCGGTCGCCTACGTCGCCCGCGATAAGGTGCGCAAGGAACTGCCTGGCCGCTTCACGATCCGCCGCCCCTGGGTGGCTCGCGGCATCACGGTAGAGCCGGCGAAGAAGTCGAAGCCCTCCGCTCGGGTCTTGTCGCGCGACGCCTTCATGGCGGCGCAGGAGACCGGCGGCCCGAAGTCCGATGCCCGTCCGATCCCGGCAGGGCGGCTCGCGGCCGTGCACAAGACCAGGGTGGTGCCGCGCAGCCAGTGGGTCGCACCGCTGCTGCGCCGCAAGAACGTCTTCTATCGCGCCGGCTCGGTGTTCGAGCGCAAGGGTGCGAAGATCGCGGCGGTGTATCTGCTGCGCCGGCAGGTGTCGGTGAAGCCGCGCTTCGGGTTCGCGGAGACAGTCGGGCGAGTTGTCGCCGATCGGTTCGCGGCTAGTTTTGCTATCGCTCTTGGACGAGCGATGGCGACTGCGCGCTGAAAAAAACCGTACGCGCAGATTGGTTCCTTTACGCGGGAGTACGCGGGGGTAACGCGCCCACCGCAACGGTTCGCTAGCGTCAGAGCCGAAATCTGGGAGGCCAATCCACTTGGAAGCCACCCGCCGAGCCAAAATATCCACGTGATATCAATGGACTAAACTGGAATCTAGGATGACTTCCGGGGTCCACCCGGAATCCACCTCGTGGACTCCGCCTGGAATCCACCCCGACATCCACCCTCTGCTCGACCGAGGTCTTTGCCATCATGTCGCTCAGCTTCGCGCCCGACCAGGTTGCGTCCTGGCCGATCGGACGGCTGCTGCCCTATGCCCGCAACGCCAGGATCCACGACGACGGTCAGGTGGCGAAGATCGCCGGCAGCATGGCGGAGTTCGGTTGGACCGTGCCGGTGCTGGTCGCCGGCAGCGGCGAGATCATCGCCGGCCACGGCCGGGTGCTGGCGGCTCGCAAGCTCGGGCTCGAAGCGGTGCCGGTGATCGTTCTGGATCACCTGACCCCGGCGCAGCGTCAGGCTTACCGCATCGCCGACAACCGGTTGACCGAACTCGGCGGCTGGGACGAGGCGCTGCTTGCCGGCGAGCTGAAGGAACTGGTGGCAGAGAACTTCGACCTGTCGCTGATCGGCTTCGAGGACGGCGAACTCGATCGTCTGCTGGCGCTCGACGAAGATAGCGGGACGGAGTCGGAAGCAGGCACTCCGCCGGTCGTGGTGCCGGAGCCGCCGCGCAACCCGGTATCGCGCACCGGCGATCTCTGGATCCTCGGCGAGCATCGGCTGCTCTGCGGTGATAGCACGAAGCCCGAGGACGTTCGGCGCCTGATGAACGGCGAGCGGGCGGTGCTGTTCGCGACCGACCCGCCCTATCTGGTCGACTACGACGGCTCGAACCATCCGACCCGGAACAAGGACTGGTCGCACTCCTACGGCGTGACGTGGGACGACAGCAGCCAGGGCTCCGACCTCTACGACGGCTTCATTGCTGCCGCGGTCGCGGAAGCCATCACCGAGGACGCGGCTTGGTACTGCTGGCACGCTTCGCGCCGCCAGGCGATGCTCGAAGCCTGCTGGGAGAAGGCGGGCGCCTTCGTCCACCAGCAGATCATCTGGGTGAAGGATCGCGGCGTGCTGACCCGGTCCCATTACCTCTGGAAGCGCGAGCCGTGTTTCATGGGCTGGCGCCGGCCGAACCGGCCGCCGAAGGTGGCCGAGGAGACGCTCGCCTCCACTTGGCCGCTGCCCAGCTTCGCGAAGGACGACCGGCCCGACCATCCGACACCGAAGCCGCTCGACGCCTTCGGGATCCCGATGCGCCAGCACGTGGCGCGCGGCGGGCTCTGCTACGAGCCGTTCTCGGGTTCCGGCTCGCAGATCATGGCGGGGGAGGCCAACGGCCGACGCGTTTACGCGATGGAGATCAGCCCGGCCTATGTGGATGTCGCCGTGGAGCGCTGGCAGGCCGATACCGGTCGCGACGCTGTCATGGACGGTGACGGTCGGAGCTTCTCGGCCTTGAAGGAAGAGCGAATGCAAGCAGCGCATGCCGACACAGAGACATCGGCGTGCGCTGCCTGTTAGGTAACTCTAGTTACGGGCGAGGCGGCGTGCCTGAGCACGCATGTTCGCGCGCCACCGATGATTACTCGGAGTGCCCGGAAAGATCAAAAATCCCTTCGTGGTATGCATAGCAAGATGGCGGCTACGATACTCGACGCGCGCAACGTCCAGACCAACTTCTTCGCAGATGTGGACGCAATCCCGTCTGTGCTTAGACATTGTTAGATCCTCCATTGTCTGCCAGTTCTTCATTCGAAATTGAAATGGACGGGTGATCCAAATTGAGATCATTGAGTGCGCGATTGCGTTCGACCAAATTGTCATGCTTGAAGGCACGAGCCAGCGCCAAGCTGATCTCATCCTTGAGTTCCCGAAACGGCGCACTATCCTCGGGGTCCCTGGAATCAATTACATGATCGAACAGGCGCTTACATTCATCCAAGAGCTCCTTGAGGCTATCGTGACTAGCAAGCGCTAACGCCGTGTCCTTGTTCGGAATGTCACGTGCCAGAACCTCGCCGATCGCCACCCCAGCCTCATCGACCCTGAACCGGACGACCAAATAGCGGTCGCCGTCCTTGACGACCTTAGAGCGGGTGGAATCGTCTCGCGCGTCCTTTAACTGCCGACGGTACTTGTTGGAATAGAACGCCGCTAACGTTGCTCGCTTGGCGTAATCCGGGAACGACCCGTTCTTCATCCACCCAGTGACCGTTGACTCGCCGACGCCCAGAAACTCTCCAAAGGCCTTCTGGTTGGGAAACTCGTCACGGACGACCTGGATCATGGCGTTTCCGTCGAGTGCTTCATTGGCAACTTCGGCAATCGCACTATAGGTGCCGCCGAGATCCTCGTAATCCGAAGCGGTGTTCTCGCGCAGGTGCACATCAAGCCACTTCATAACTGATCCTCCTCGAAAATCGAACTCACGCGTGCGCTGTGTTCGATATATGCATATATGCGGGCGGCCAGTTCGGTCGTCAAGTCTCGATGCCGCTGTTTAGGAATTTTTTCTCCGACACGGTTCGCTATCCGCAGCTCGTCGATTGTTCGGTGCGATCGTCGCGCAACAAAGGTCAGTGATCGATGCCTTCCGAATTGTCGTCTGGCGATCATGCGAAATACCAACCTGCGCCCTTGCGGCTCTTAGCCTGCAGCGAAGCGCTGTTCTCGTTCGCTCACAGGGATGAGCGACCCGACCACGCGAAACCACTCGACGCCTTCGGGATCCCGATGCGCTAGTACGTGGCGCGCGGCGGGCTGTGCTACGAGCCGTTCTCAGGCTCGGGCTCGCAGATCATGGCGGGGGAGGCCAATGGCCGGCGCGTCTACGCAATGGATATCAGTCCCGCCTATGTCGATGTCGCCATCGAGCGCTGGCAGGCCGATACCGGCCGCGACGCCGTCCTGGACGGTGACGGTCGGACCTTCTCGGCGGTGCGGGGCGAGCGGTTGATCGAGGCCTCGATTGGCGTGGCTATGTGACCTCATGATTGCCTCGCCGCACCTCAGCCAGAGGGTCGCGTTGCTGCCCACCGGAACAATGGCAGATCCTCGGGTCCGAGCACCGTCATTCCATCCAGGGTAACCGGGAGTGCGGCCTGTGTTTGAGAAGGACCGAAGGCGAGCAGGTTGAACCTTGCATAACCGCGATCGGTTGGAACCAGAACGCCCTCGGCAACGGCATGCAACTCGATTTCGGGACTGGTGAGGTTCTTCGCAGCATTCCGCAGAGCGTAGAGATCGATCGTCGCGCCTGCTGCGGGCCAATCGCCCTTCGCCGGTAGGTGCGCGTAGACGAGTCCCTTGTCTTCCTGCAAGAGCAACTCGCCGGTCTCCGGCGTGTAGTGCAGCCAGACAGGCAGCGCCGAAGTGAAGCGCCGCCGACGGTGGCTGCTCAGGACGTTCAGAGCGGCGATCAGTTCAATACGAGGAACCGATAGCTTCGTCGAGTTCATGACGATTCACCGCGGCGCAATCAACTCGTTGCCGCAATCTATCCCCCAATGGCCATTGGGGTCGAACTCAGTTCGCAGACAAGGACGCCTCACCGCCGCCCCGGAGGACGGCGGTGCCCGCGATCGTGAAGGCCCACGTGTCAGATCGCCGGCAGGCGATAGACCCGCCCACGTTCCTCGACCTTTTCGGAGGTGACGTCGAAGCCGAGCCGCTTCTTGAGCGCCCCAGCGATGGCGCCGCGGACCGTGTGCTGCTGCCAGCCAGTCGCCTCGACGATCTCGGCGATGGTCGCGCCGTTCTCGGATCGGAGCATCTCGATCATCAGCGCCTGCTTGGTTCCTTAGCGCGGTGTCCGCTCCTTGCGCACGGGCACCACCGCGGCGTCCCTGGCCGGCACCTCATTGGCGCCCGTCAACGCGCTGTCGGCACTCTCCGGCGCGATGCCGATGGCGGCCAGTCCGGTCTGGGTCGCGACCAGCGTGGTGCCATGTCCGTCGCCGGTCTCGCGCCAGACGGGTTCTCCGTTGCGGAGGTCGGCGTCGACCTCCTCTATCAGGCTCTTGGCGATCAGCGTCTCCACCACCTTGGTGGCGGCACCGCCGCGCAGGGATCCGGGAAGCGGCAAAATGATGTTGCCGTCGCGCTCGGCGGCAGCGCGGAGGATGGCAGCTTGCGTGTCGGTGAGCTTGATCATCGGGGTCGTCTCCCTCGGCGGGGCCGCGACCGTCGCAGCCCTTCTACGACCCCAAGCCGCGCGGTTCGGCGCGGCTGGAGTTCAGGCGGCAGCCGGGTTCAGTCGGCGTGTTCGCCTTCGCGGAATGCCATGTCGGTGATCTCCCGCAACTTGTCTCGGTAGTGGCTGATCGTTCCGACATGGCCCCAGTCGATCGCGTCTGGGTGGGTTTCGAAGTGGTCGTCGCTGAGCCGCTGCAAGCGGTCGAGCATCGCGTCGATCTCGGCCTTGGCGGCGATGTAGGCGTCGATGGCGGTCGGCTTGGTCCGGGTCTTGATCATGGCTGTCTCCGTCCTTGTCGGTGACGCCATACAGGCTCTGATCGAAACACTCATCAAGTCGATAAGATGATGATTTCGAACGGTAATCAGGATCCGCCATGGAGGGTCTGAGCGAGCGTCAGTACGCGGCTCACCGCGGTGTATCGCGCGGTGCCGTACAGAAGGCGCGGACCAGCGGGCGCCTAGTGTTGCACGAAGACGGCTCGATCGACGCCTCCGCCTCTGATGCACGCTGGTCGTCCTCGACCGATCCGGCGAAGGCACGCGGGAACAGCAAGCCGGTTCCGGTCACCGCCATTGCCGGTGTCCGCGACACCCTCGCCGAAGCCGGCCAGGCAACGGCCGGTGCGACCACGTTCATGCAGGCGCGAGCCGCCAACGAGGTGCTGAAGGCGCAGGAGCGCCGGATACGCCTGCAGAAGATGAAGGGCGAACTGATCGACCGCGCCCGTGTGGTCGGCCAGGTGTTCGCACTGGCGCGGACGGAACGGGACGCCTGGGCGCAGTGGCCCGCCCGTGTCGCCGGCCTGATGGCGGCCGATCTCGGGGTCGAAGCCGGTCTCCTGCGCCGCGTCCTGGAGAACCATGTCCGCCAGCACCTCGCAACGCTTGCCGAGCCGAGGCTCACCGTCGACTGACCTGTCAGATGATTACGGTTACGACGGCGGCGACCAGGTGCTCGCGGCCTGGCTCCAGGGGCTCGCACCCGACCCGGACCTGACCGTATCGAGGTGGGCCGACCGGCACCGCCGACTGACCTCGGTGGCGTCGGCCGAGCCCGGCGCCTGGCGAACGGATCGGACACCGTACCTGCGGTCCATCATGGACGACCTGTCGCCGTCGTCAGCGGTCGAGCGGGTCGTCTTCATGAAGGGCGCCCAACTCGGCGGCACCGAGGCTGGCCTGAACTGGCTCGGCTACGTGATCCATCACGCTCCGGGCCCGCTGCTGCTGGTTCAGCCGACCGTCGAGGGCGCCAAGCGCGTCTCCAAGCAGCGTGTCGACGCGCTGATCGAGGCAAGCCCGGATCTGGCCGCGCGCGTCCGAGACCCGCGCTCGCGCGACAGCGGCAACACGGTGCTGATGAAGGAGTTCCCGGGCGGCGTGCTGATCCTGACCGGCGCCAACTCGGCGGTCGGCCTGCGCTCGATGCCGGTGCGCTATCTGTTCCTCGACGAGGTCGACGGCTATCCGGGCGACGCCGATGGGGAAGGCGATCCGGTAGCACTGGCGATCCAGCGCGCGGCAACCTTCCTGAACCGCAAGATCCTGATGGTGTCGACGCCGACGCTGAAGGGATTCAGCCGGATCGAGGCGGCGTACCTGGAGAGCGACCGGCGCGTGTTCGCCGTGCCCTGCGACGGCTGTGGGCAGCACCAGCAGATCGTGTGGCGGGACATCCGCTGGACATCGGGTCGCCTCGAGGAAGCGGCTTGGCACTGCCCGACCTGCGGAACCCGGCACCCCGAGCACCGCAAGCCGGCGTTGCTCGCCGCCGGAGCGTGGCAGGCGACGGCACCTGGTGACGGACGGACGGCTGGTTATCATCTCTCCAGCCTCTACAGCCCGTGGGTGTCGTGGGCAGAGATCGCTGCCGAGCATGCCGCTGCCAAGGAGGACCCGGTCCGTCTCAAGGTCTGGGTCAACACCAAGCTGGCGGAGACCTGGGAGGAGCGCGACGGCGAGCGGCTCGACGCCGAGGGTCTGATGCTCCGCCGCGAGGACTGGGGATCGGCGGTACCGGCCGAGGTCGCGGTGGTCACCTGCGGCATTGACGTGCAGGACGATCGCCTGGAACTGGAGATCGTCGGCTGGGGCCGTGACGAGGAGAGTTGGTCGCTCGACACCGTCGTGCTGTGGGGGGATCCGGCCGGCAGCAGGGTATGGGACGACCTTGATGCGGTGCTCGCCCGGCGGCTGCCGCACACGACGCTGCCCGGCGGTGTCGCCATCGACGCCGCCTGCATCGACACAGGCGGCCACCATACGCTGGCGGCCTATGCCTTCTGCCGGGGCAAGGAGCGCCGTCGCATCTGGGCGATCAAGGGCATGGCCGGTGCCAGGCCGATCTGGCCGCGCCGCCCGAGCCGGGCCAACAAGGGCAAGGTCAACCTTTTCGCCATCGGCGTCGATGCCGCCAAGGAGGCTGTCTACGCCCGGCTCAAGGTGACGCCACCCGGAGCCGGATCCTGTCACTTCCCACTCGAGCGGGACGCGGCGTGGTTCGAGCAGCTGACCGCCGAGCGTGTGCGCACCCGCTATGTGAAGGGGTTCCCGCAGCGCTACTGGTGGAAGCCGGACGGCCGGCGCAATGAGGCGCTCGACACCCGGGTCTACGCCTACGCCGCCTTGCACGGCCTGATCGCGATGGGCCTGTCGCTGAACGCTCGCGTCGCGGCACTGCCGTCGCCGCAAACCAAGACCATGCCCGCCACACCTATGGTCGCGATGCCGGCGAGCCCACGACGGCGACGGGCGATCGCATCGACCTACATGCAAGGCGGAAGGAGCAATGATG